AAATGTGGATAGCTTATGGAGGTAGTACAGAGACTGAAGTTATAGATATTATAGAAAATATTTTTGATCATAATGATATTGTTGTACCAGAATCACCTGGTGATGATATGTTTTTTGAACCAGAGTTTGATGAGCCAGACATGGAGATATCTTACGAAACTGTAGAGATGGAAATGGAAATGCCTAGTTTTGAAATGGATTTCGAAATGGAGCTTCCTGAGATGGATATAGAAATGCCTGAAGTCGAGGTGGCTGTTGTCGAAGTTGAGATGGAAATGGAGATGGAGTTAGAATTAGAAATGCCAGCACCAGAGCCAGAAATTACAGAAGAGATTGAAGTTACTTCAGAACCAGATACAATGGAACCTGAAATTGAATCCGAGCCTGAAATGGAGGAGCCAATAAATGAACCCGAAACTGAAACTGAGCCAGAATCCGTGGATGAGCCTACTGAGGAAGATTCTTCAGAAGCTGAAACTAATACGGAAAAGGAGTCTGAACCGGAAGAGAGCGTTTCGGAGACTGAGGCAAATGAAAGTGAATCAGAAGATTTGGAAGAAGCAGAAGATAAAAGTGAAGACGAAGCGCCTGTAAAAAAACCCGAGTCTAAAAAAGAAAAAGCAGCTAAAAAAATTGTCAAAAAGATGGGTGATAAGGGTAGATATGATTCAACAAATCAGTTAAAAACATTAATTGTGATGCAGGTATTAGGTGATACAAAAACCTTTTTTGACTCACAACAACAATTAAATGATAGGCAAGGATTTTTTACAGATTACATGATACCTGACACAATGATTGAAAATAATAATGTAGCGCAATGGTATCTATTTTCTGGTAGTGATGGTATGATGGATGAAATGATTATGCAACAATGGCAGACGGATTCGGAATAGCAATGGCAGAAGTTGAGTTTGCGGGACTTAAGTTTAAAGGCGGACGTATATTTGTTATCCTTACAGCCTTGACTACACTTGGTGGTGGATTGTGGGGTGGCTTTGAATTTTACAAAGATTATCTAACGATGAAAGAACAAATACAAGAATATGTTGCACCAGACCTATCTGGCTTTGATAAAAGAATAGATTTAACAAAAGAAGAAATGGACAGCAAGACTGACCTAATACAGACAGAGGTAAACATGATTATGCAAGAGATGGAAATGATTATGTCTGAAATTAGATTAGTGTCTGATGTTGCAAACGAGCTTAAAAATGATTTACGTCAAGATGTAAGACGAATTGAAAAAATAGTTAATGATGTAGAACAACAAACAAAAGAAGACTCCAGAGAAAATGCATCAGAATTAAAAGTTACTATTAAAGATATAGAAAATGATATGAAAGATTTAGAAATGAAATTAGATGAAAAAATGAAAGAACTACAAGAAAAGGTAGACAAACAAATTAAGAAAGCTCTTAACAATCCTTTGTCTCAAATGACAAACTAATGGATCCTATAACAATAGCATATACATGTTTTGCTGCTTTATGGATTGTAGGTGCAATAACTTATTTATAGTTTATGGCTAAACCACCAACTAACGAATACTTTACTCCAATTAAAAAACGAACAAGTATAGGAAACTCTAGCAGATCTAAACCAAAAAATAAACATAGTTTAAAATCATGGAAAAAATACAACCGACAAGGCAAAAGATAATTGAAGACGTTAGACTTTGGTCTAAAAATTTTTTAGAAGTATCTAATGTACATTTAGGTGGTGTGCCTGCTTGTCCTTATGCAAAAAAAGCTTGGCATGATGATAAAGTTTGGGTGGCTGTTAAAACTAAACACAGCACTTATAAAAAAGAATTAAATGACTGTATAAAAAATTTAGATTTTACCAAAAAAGACATACTGATATTTTGTGACCCATATTATAGTTACACTCCCGATGAGCTTCATCTTGCTACTGAAGCGTACAATGAGTGGTACAATTCAAAAGACATATATTTTATGAGCTTTCATCCTTCTAATCCTGCCACTGTAGAAGAACAAGAGTTCCTTGTTTTCCCTACAGAGGAGGCCCAGGAGATGCCAGAGGATTATCCTGAATATAAATATTCTATGATGTTAGTACAAAAGTTCTCGCAATTACAGGAAGCTTCTGATAAATTACACAAACAAGGCTACTATGAGAAGTGGCCTGCCGAATACTATCAAGACGTTGTGGTATCTCGGGCTAATAAATACAAAAAGATCGATGGAGGTCTATCATGATGGGTAAAAAGAAAACTGCAATGAAACGTGGTGGTCCAGTCAAGAAGCGTGGTGGCGGAATGATGGGCAAAAAGAAAATGGCCAAAGGTGGTCCTGTCAATCAACATAAAAGAATGGCAATGGGTGAAACTGTAAATATGAAAGACGGTGGAACCATGATGTATTCTAGAGGTTATGGTGTTGGTGAAAAGGGCAAACGTACTCCTACTACTATTCTTGACGGAATGAAAAAAGGTGGAAGAGTAAAAAAGAAAAAACAAGGATACAAAGATCGTAAAGACGAATCTATTGCTATGCGTATTAAAAAGAAAAGAACTAAAAAACAATTAAAAGCAAGCAGAGATGATTCTTATGGAAAGTTTGGAAGCAAGGCTCGCAAAAAAGGCAAGATCAATAGATAATGCCAACATATGCTAGCACAGCTAACTTTGATCTTTCCATCGATGAAATAGTTGAAGAGGCTTTTGAACGATGTGGATTACAGGATAGAACTGGTTATCAGTTAAAAACTGCACGTCGTTCATTAAACCTCTTATTGGCTGAATGGTCAAATAGAGGACTTAATCTTTGGACGATACAAAAACAAACTGCAGCACTTGCAGCTGACACTACTTCGCTTACAGGTACAGCGTTGTTTGGTTCAGGTGCAGATGATGCTTCACAAATTGTTGAAATAACAGATCTCGTTATTCGTGATTCAGATAACAATGAATACTCTTGTTCACCTATAGGTAGATCAACTTATTTAAATTACACAGTTAAAACTTCTGGAGGAAGACCTACTCAATATTATTTTGAAAAAACAATTAACCCTACTTTATATTTATATCCAGCAGCTGACGTTGCTTATACAGTAGTTTACTATGCTATGTTACGAATGCAAGATTCAGGTGATTATACCAATAACACTGAAATTCCTTTTTCTTTTTTACCGTGTTTAACAGCAGGTTTAGCATATTATATTTCTTTAAAATATGCACCGGATAGAACACAAATGTTAAAAGTATTATATGAAGAAGAATTTAAAAGAGCAGCTGATACAAACAGAGAAAATGTTAGCTCTCATTTTGTTCCTAAAATAGGTTTAGTTGGAGGATCATATTGATGGCAAGATATTCTTCAGGAAAATTTGCATTACGTATTTCAGATAGAGATGGACAAGCTTATCCTTATAATGAAATGGTACAAGAATGGACAGGAGCGTGGGTACATAGATCAGAATATGAACCTAAATCTCCTTTATTAAATCCAACTAATCATCCAACAGATGCTCAATCTTTATCTCACGCTAAACCTCAAGTCGTTAGTGTAACAGTTCCTTTAGGAGGAATAAGTGACGTTAATCCTGATACAGGGGTAAATGGAAATACAACAGGCGTATCTTTAGGAATAGCACAAAATAGTTTTGATACTAACATGCAGACAATATTACAATTTAATCCTATACCAGCACCTGGAGCTTTTGAAACAGTGCAAGTAAGAACAATGCAGCCATTATCTGCAACTTCTAATGCTAATCAAGATACGGAAGTTATAAGCAGAGTAGGAACAGTAACGGTGACTATATCATGACAACATATTCAGGATTAGTTGATCAAATAAGAAATTACACAGAAACAGATAGTAATGTTTTAACAACTACAATAGTAAATGATTTTATAACTCAAGCAGAACTTCGTATATTTAGAGAAATAGATTTGGATGTTTTTCGTTCATACGAATTTGCTACACTAACAGCTTCCAATCCTTTTGTAGCATTACCAGGGTCTACTCCCTCAACCATGTCATTTGTAAGATATGCATCTATTTATCAAACTACAGGAGCCACTGCGAATGAAAGAACAAGATTGCTTCAAAAAGATGTGTCATACATGAATGAGTATTGGCCTAATAGAGGCAATACAGGTCAACCTAAATACTACGCAATGTGGGATCAAAACACAATTTACCTTGCGCCCACTCCTAATCTTGCTTATAATATCGAATTAGCTTTAAATCGTAATGAAACAGGGCTTTCATCGACTAATACTACAACTTGGGTTAGTCAAAATGCACCACAAGTTTTATTATATGCTTGTCTTATTGAGGCATTTAAATACCTTAAAGGACCATATGATTTACTTGCACAATATGATAAAAGCTATCAACAAGCCTTAGAACGCTTGCAAATAGAACAACAAGGTAGACGAAGAAGGGATGAATATCAAGATGGTGTTATTCGAGTTCCTTTGCAGTCTCAAAACCCATAGGAGATAAAAATGGCAATATCACAGGCAGTTTGTAATTCCTTTAAAAAAGAATTATTGGAAAGCAAACACGATTTCGCTTCCGGTGGTGATACTTTTA